GTTTATGTAAATAAAAAATTAGTTAGAACGGATTACAACATTGGCTTACATCAAGCTAAACCGCTTATAGAAGAAGTAGAAAAAGTTTTTGGAAAAGATCAAGATTGGAAACAAAATAGATTTAATATTATTGGGACCTACACAGCTCACGAAGACGCTCCCCTAAGACCGCCTTATACGAATGAAAAAACTTATAGTTGGTACAATGTTTTTATAGAAATGCCAGAAGAAACATTAAATGCGTTTAATGTTCCTGATGTTGGCTACACATATAATGGTTGGCACGCCATAAAATACAATACTGTATCTGGAAAAAAACAATTAAAAGTGGTTATTCAAGACGACGAATATACAAGTAATTATCAAGAACACCCAGATACTTTTATTCCTAGACCGCCTGTTCCTTATTACGCTTCTAAAAGTCATTTTTTTGCAAAAATATTTAATGAAGACGGAACAGAAGCAGATGAATATGATGTTTTTTTTGTAACTACAAAAGAAATTATGAAAGAATTTTGCAAAGAACAAAATTTACAGTTTCCTATGCCAGAAAGCAGAGAAGATGATTTTGTTTGGATTTATGGTTTGGTGTATGACAAAAATACTTTAGAAATAAAACAGGTCAAAGGATATGTTCGTTATCCTACAGAAGAAAGCGAATGGCTATAAAACTAGATACAAAAAAAATTGACGAAAAATTCTATAAAAAACTAGAACAAGAAATACTGTTAAGAAAAGAATTTAAAAAAAAATTCCATAACTAAGATATAATTTAACCTATGGCAGACACATTTACCAATATATTAAATTTAACCAAGCCAGAAGTAGGAGCAAGTACGAATACTTGGGGTGGCAAGATCAATGCAAATTTAGACGCTGTAGATGCTATTTTTAACTCAGCAGGAGCAGGAACTTCTGTAGGTTTGAATGTAGGCACAGGAAAAACTTTAAAAGTAGCCGGAACTTTGGATATTGACGGAACTATTGATTGTGAAGGCGGAACTATTGATAACACTACTATTGGAGCTAGTACACCGGCTCCAGGATCTTTTACTACTTTAGGAACTAATGGTTTAGCTACTCTAAACAGTCTTACTGTTTCTGGAACTGCCACTTTGCCTACTGTAGATATAAATGGCGGAGCTATAGACGGAACACCTGTTGGAGCTAATTCTGCTTCTACAGGAAATTTTAGTAGCGTTGGAATTACCGGAAATCTTAATACGCTAGGAACTATACAAAAAAGCGGAACAAATATTTTTGATTTAATTTATCCGGTAGGATCTATTTATATAAATGCAACTAACTCTAACAATCCTGCAACTTATTTAGGCATAGGAACTTGGGAAGCATTTGGGCAAGGTAGAGTTTTAGTAGGTCATAATACATCAGGCACATACGGAGTATTAGGATCTACCACAGGCCAAGAAACTTATAGCAAAACTATTAATGTTAATAATTTACCGCCACACAAACACGGAGTACCAAACTCTGACTGTCAAAATTATAATTTAGCTTATGGATATGTTGGCCAAACAAACAGCATAAATAGGTGGTGTGATACAGACGGAATTTCTGGATCTTCTGATAGTCCACCTGCAACATCAGCATCAGTATTTAATAGCTCTGGAACATTGCAATCACAACAAGCTATGACTTTAGACGCTAGACAACCTTCTATTGTTGTAAAAATGTGGAAAAGAATATCTTAATGTTAATTTATGGCTTTAGTAGAAGTAACTCCACCCGCCGGAATAGTTAAAAACGGAACTGATTACGCAAATAAAAATAGATTTGTGGACGGAGATCTTGTCCGCTTTGAAAATGGCTATTTAAAACCGCTTGGCGGTTGGACCAAATTTAGAAATAATCCTTTAGGAACTTTTTTTTCTACAACTATAACTACTACTAGCGGAAGCAATACTATAACAGCGACAACTTCTGTCGCACATGGATTAGCAGTAGGAACTTCTTTTGTTATAGAAAACTATACAGCTACCGGAGGAATACCTGGAACAGAACTTAATGCTCAAACTTTTTCTATAGCTTCTGTTCCAAGCACTACAACTTTTACTTTTACAACTTCTACATCTGCTACTTCTTCTGCAACTTCTTCGGCTTTTAGAATAATAATTCCTAGTGTGCCAATAGGTATGTATTCTTATAATGCAAACAATGGAGAAGAAATTTTAGCCGTAGGAACTAGGGCAGGTGTTAATGTTTTTTATGAAGATACTTGGTACGACATAACTCCGGCAGGTTTTGTAGCTGATGATGTAATTACTTCTGTTGGTTATGGAGCTTATCATTATGGAGTAGAAGATTGGGGAGATGCAAGAAGTCAATCACAAATACAATTTGATACTAAAAGTTTTTCTTTTGATAATTATGGAGAACATTTAGTTTTTTGTTTTCCGTCAGACGGAAAGTTATATCAATGGCGACCTAATTCTAATACCGGTGTTCCAGATACTATAGCAACACAAATACCTAACTCTCCTACAGGTTGTCAGGGCCTTGTAGTAAGTAACGAAAGACATTTAATAGCTTTGGGATCTTTAGGAGATCCTAGAAGAATAGCTTGGTCAGATAGAGAAGATAATACTACTTGGACCGCTTCTGCTAGAAATACAGCAGGTAATTTACAACTAGCTTCTGGTGGTAAAGCAAATTTTGCTTACAGATTTGGTAAGGACATAATTATTTTTACAGATATAGGCATAAATAAACTTTATTATGTTGGAAGTCCTTTTGTTTATGGTATTGAAGATGCAGGTATTAACTGTAAAGCAATAAGTCCTAGATCAATAATTTCTTCTGGTGGTTTTTTATCTTGGATAAGTGAAAATTCATTTTTTACATACAATGGCCAACTTAGAGAGTTAAAATCAGATGTTCATGATTTTATTTTTGACAATATACAAACTAATACCCAACAAGCTACTTTTGGAGCTCACAATATAGATTTTAGCGAGATCTGGTGGTTTTTTCCTGTTGGCGAAGTAACTCAATTATCTCCAAATAGATATATTATTTGGAATTATTTAGATAATGTTTGGAGTATAGGAGAGCTAGATAGAGGATCTTGGATAGATCAAGGTGTATTTAAAAATCCTTTGGCTACAGATAGTAATGGATTTATTTACGAACATGATAAAAGACCATTACTTAACTCTCCAGGATTAGGTTCAAGAAAACCTTTTTGCAAGACAGGTCCTTTAGAAATAGCATCTGGGGATAAAGTAGCTCAAATAAATCAAATATTATCAGATGAAGAAACTACAAATTTACCGGCAATAACATTAAGTTTTACAGGTCGTTTCAATCCATTAGGAGCTGAAACTGATTTTGGTAGTTTTAACTTTAATGCTAGTGGTTATACAGATGCTAGATTTTCAGCTAGACAAGTCCAAATGAAAATAGAAGGAGATGTAACTCAAGATTTTCAAGTAGGAAAAATTAGACTAGATGTAAAAGCTAGAGGTCGAAGATGATACAACCTGCTAGTAAAAATCAATACATACAAAATGTAACAAATGCAAAATTAGATGTTTCTAACACAGGAACATTTGAAACAATATATACAGCTCCAGGTACTACTGAATTTGATTTTTCTGTTATAGAGTCTATTTTAGTAGGAGATGATAATGGCCAAGCAACTACTGTAGATCTTGTGGTAACTACCGGATCTGCTAATCATTTTTTATTTAAACAAAAAAATATATCGGCAAATGGTACTGTTGAATTGTTAAGTAGAGATCTTGTTTTAAAATCAGCACAATCATTAAAAATACAAGTTAGCCATGCAAATATTAATGTTTTTGTTAGTTTAGTGGAGTATGGAAAAGGAGATTAAAAAAGAAGAATGGGAAGTTTATTGGGATCATTGTAAACCAATTATAGAACCTGCTGTAAAATATCAACAATCTTATACTATAGACGATATAGAAGATAAGATAAGACATGGATTTTTTCATTTATGGCCTGGAAAAAACTCTGCCATGATTACTGAATTAGTAAATTTACCGCAAGAAAGAGTATATAACTTGCTTTTTGCAGGTGGTAAATATGACGAAATAGAAGGTATAATAGAACAGATAGAGGTTTTTGCTAGAGCTATAGGTTGTTCAAAACTTATGGGCGGTGGCAGACCAGGTTGGCATAGAAAAATAAAACATTTAGGTTTTAAAAGAGATTTTATTTTAACAAAAACATTATGAGTTTTAGCAAAAGCAAAGAAACAGATACCGCAAATGTCCCTTCTTATTTAGAAGATTTATATAAAGATGCTTCTGACATTGGCCAAATAGCCGCAGGAGCTGATATGCCTGTATTTTCTGGAAATAGAGTAGCAGGATTAACTCCGGCAGAAATAGAAGCAGAAGCAGAAGCTAGAAGACTTTTTGGTACTTCTATGGCTTATGATCCAAGAACTAATTTAATGGAAATGATTGGTTTAGATGCTCCTTCTTACAATCCGGCTTCTTTGTTGGACGGAAACATGACTGCTTACGAAAACAGATTTACTAATCCGCTTATAGATACTGTTGTTAATGATTTTGACAGAATAAGAGATATGCGTGTTCAAAAAATTCAAGATGATGCAATCAATAGCGGAGCTTTTGGCGGAAATAGATCTGCTATTTTTGAACAAGAAGGCACTAGGGCCTTAGACGAAGAAATGCTTAAAACAGTAGCGGGATTAAGAGAATCCTCTTTTGATAAAGCTATGGGTAGATTAGAAGCAGATACAAATAGAATAGATCAATCCAGAAGAATTGGAGCTGATCTTTATGCTCAAAATTTAGATAGACAATCTGGTTTATTAAATAATTTACTAGCAGATCAATACAACTTGCTTGACTTATCAGATGATTTTGGAACAAGAAGAAGGGGATTGGACCAACAACTAATAGATGCAGATATAGCTAGATTTGACGAAGAAAGAAATATACCGCTAGAAAGATTAGGAATTTTACAAGCGGCTTCTGGTCAAATTAGTCCAAGTGTAATTGGCAGAACTAAAACAAGTAGCTCTAAATCAATATCTCTATCAGATATTGGAAAATTACTTTCTGGAGTAGGAGCTTTAGGCGGAACGGCCGGAGTCTTATAAGAATGATAGATCCTAAATTTAAAGATATGCTTACTCTTGCTAATATGGGAGTTACTCCAGACGCTTTGACAGCTTTTAAAAATCACAGAGATAGATTGCAACAAAATGAAGATGCTTTAAAAATGAGAAATACTGTTTTATTTGGCAACACTTTTGCAAATCCTGGTTCGCAAACTAATGCTACTTTTATACCGCCAAAACCAGGAAGTATGTATGACAATATGATTTCTCCTAATAATGTTAATAATACACGAAGGGACATGATGAAAACTCAAGCAAATCTTGCTATGACAGACAGTCCTATAAATCCAATGTTTAATCGCCCTGCTAGACCTAGTGGCAGTACATTACTTAATAATGTAAATGCAAACTCAGCTCCATTAATGTTTCAAAATTTAGATAAAGAAGCTTTATTAAATAATTTGCAAGGAACTATTAGAGCCGGAGATGCAAAAGAAAAAAGAATTAAAGATAGGAAAGAAACATTTAATAAACTATCAAAAGTAGGTTTAGCTTTACAAGGTAAAGATCCAAATGCTTCTAATATGAGTAATTTTATGAAAATGTTAGATTTGCAATACAAAACAAATTTGATGAACGCACAAAATCTAAAAAACCAGGATAGAAATGCAATAATATCATTTGCAAGATCACAAGCTCCACAAGATCCTAGTCTTTCAGACTCAGAATTAAATGCTATTATGAATAATGATGCTGTAGCTTTATCATACGGAAATAGAGAAGCAAAAGGTAACAAACCAGAAGATACATTAAATAGCTATATATTAACGGGAACAATAAGTCCAAACGCATTTGGTTTTTTACAACAAAATCTTAATAAATTTCCAGATGATGCAGAAGGCAAAATGATAAAAGATATATTGAGTAAAACTACTTATGAACAATATGTAAAAAACGACAAAGCAAAACAAGATTTTAATAGTTTGTTACGAAGACAAAATACAACAGGAGATCCTAATATAAATAGATACATAGACGGATCTTTTGTTACTGAGTCAGAAGCAGATGCTTTGAATTTTGCAAGAGAAAGCTCTTTCTTACAGAGAGTTAAATAGTGGTATATCATTATGGGAGCTTATGAAGATTGGCTAGAAGGAAATCTTGAAGTTTCAGAAGTCCCCGTAACAGATATAGACGAACAAGCTCAAATCGAGCTAGAAACAAATCCCGAAAATCCCGGACCTATAGGTAATTTTTATAGAACAGTTATCGGTGGATTAAGGGACTCCGGACAATCCAAACTTGGCCTTGTAGAAGACCTAGCTGAAATGGGAGATCGTGGCGTAATAGGCCCAAGTATTAATAATCCCCTGACACAAATGCAAATAGTAAATGCTTTGAATAAAAAACTTTATGGAGAAGACGGATTACCAGAAATACCAGAACCAACTTATTTTGGCGGATCTTTTGCTAGAGATATTATTCAGTTTCTTCCTGATTTTATTGGTTTTGATAAAATAATACGAGGTCCCCAAATTGCCGCAACGCAAGGCCCTTCTTTTGTAAGGGGTTTATATAATAGACTTATGGTTCCTGGTTACAAAACTGATAAGGTAGGAGCTGTTAAAGATATAGCGGATAGAACTGCGTCTGATATTGTAAGATATGGAACTATAGGTAGTATTGCTGAACAAACTTCTTTTGATCCAGAAGAAGAAAGGTTATCTAATCTTTTATATGATACTTTTGGTCCAGATGTTTTTGTTGTTGGCCCTGTAGCTGAATATTTAAAAGCAGATCCAGACGACTCTGTAGCTCAAAGTAGATTTAAAATGGCTATAGAAGGAGCAGGTATAGGATCGCTTCTTAGTCCTATTGTTGGTTTTTTAGGCAGAAATTTTGATATTAGATCTGTTAAACAGCAAGAAGCAAAGATAGCTGACAAAATACAAAAAGAACAAATCTTTGAAGAAGAATTTGTTGGGCCTAAATTGCCAGAAGAACCTCCTACTAGCCAATCAGAAAAAATTATAAACGAAAAAAAATTAGATACTCCTGTTTATAGAGAAGACGGATCTTTAGATGTAGATGTTTCAGATACAAATAAATATTTAGAAAAAGAAGTATATGGGCCAGATGATATTGAATTTAATAAATTTTTAGATACTAGAGATTATAGTAATAAATTTAAAAACATTTTTGAAAGATATTCTCGTTTGTTTAGATCTGACATTGATCCTGCTTTAAAGTTTGAAGATCCAAAATTAAATAAACAATTTTTAGCAGATGAAATTACAAAAATTAAAATTAGAGCTAATAAAGATTTTCAAAAATTTAAAGCAAAAAAACTACCAGATAGTCCTTCAGCTAATAGATTACAAGAACCAAATTATCCTAAAGTAATTACTGCTAAAGAAATTTTAAGAAAAATAAAACCTTTTACCTATGCTCAATTAAAAGTAGGCGAAATAGGAGAGTCTTTAGGTTTAACTGATAGTAGAGGAAGACCTAGTAGAGCTTATCTTCGTGGCAAAGGAAAAGAAAGCAGATATGAAACACAAAATCAAAAAGATCTAAGAGAAAAAACGGAGCAAGATGAAGTTTTAGACGGACAATTTTGGGACAACTTAGCAGAAGACATGGAACGCAAGGGTTATGAAATTCAATATGATAATACTCAACAAGTTTTAGAAAAAGGAGATGATACTAACTCTGCATACAATGTATTAACAAGACTAATAGCAGAAGATGCTCCAAGTCCAAAAGATGATTTTAAATTATTAGAATACGAACAATTATTACAAGGTATAGATGAAGAAAGAAGACTTATTAATGACTTGGGATTTGATCCAGATGAACTGACAGATGCACAATTAGACGAAGTTATTAATAATTTTATAAAAAATACTTCTGAAAGATTTGAGCCAGATGATCCAATAATAACTGCTTTAAAAACACTTGTTCCTGCTAATTTAAGAGGAGATAAAGGATTGCCATTAGGAGAAGGAGCTGATGTTCCGCCTGGACCACCACCACCACCTAGATCAGACGACGGGCCACCGCCAGACTTTGATCCTGGAGATCCTAATAAAGTAGTAAATATTAATTTGGAAAAATATGATTTTTCTAAAGGAGATATACAAGCTCTAACTAGACAGGCCATAAAAAATGGAGATTGGATTAAAGCTAGAAATCAAATGCAATTTGGTCCTGACGGAAAATTGTTAAGAGAAGATGCTTTAACTAGCGGATTGACTATAGATAAATTTATTAATGCTCCTAAAAATATAAAATTTACTCCGCAAGAACTTATGGCCGCTAGAATGATGTTGCAGTATTTAGCAAAACAAACAAAAGAATTAGGAGAAGAATTAAATATATTACTTGAAGCAGGAGAAACGCCTTCTAATAAACAATTATACAATTTTCAATTATTAGAAATGGATCTGGGAGCTGTAGGAGAAAGACTTGTTGGAGAAACTTCTTATGCAGGTCAATTACTAAACTCTTTTAAATATGATGTTGATAATTTAACACCAAAACAAGCTAGAGAATTTGTAGATGATATTGTTAAACAAAGACAAGTTACTAATAAAGGTTTGCAAAATATAGAAGCAAGAATAAGAAATGCGGCCAAATTAGAAACTCCAGAACAAATTGCTATTAATGCTCAAAGTGCAGTAAGACCGCCAACTATTTTAGACATGGCACAAGAATTTTGGATAAATGCTTTGCTTTCTGGTATTCCTACACAAGCAGTAAATATGGGCAGTAATGCTATAGTAGCGGCTTTTAGGCCTGTAGAAGCGTATGCTCAAGCGGCAATTTCAGTAGGCAGAAGAAAAGATCCCGATAGAAGACTCTCTTTTTCAGAAGCAAATGGTAACGCTTTTGCTACTATTTATGGATTAAGAGATGCTTTAAAAACAGCGGCAAAAGTATTTTACAACCCAGATTTAGTAAAAGATCCAAATACAAAATTAGAATTAGCTAGGCAAAAATCAATTAATACAAAATTAAAAGTTTTTGGTTACGACATTATTGGAGATACTATTAGATTGCCAGGCAGAGGTTTATTAGCAGGAGATGTATTTTTTAAACAACTAGCTTACAATCAAAATGTTTATGGCAAGGCCTTCGATATAGCGGCAAAAGAAGGAATTAAAGATCCTATAAAATTTATGAAAAGAGTAAATAGTCTTGTCATGGATCACAAAAAAACACCGACAGCAGGTGTTTTAGGCAAAGACTTTGAAGAAATTGCATTAGAACAAGGACGCTATCAAACATTTACAAACAATCTTGGCCCTACCGGAAGAAGTTTTCAAAGACAATTAAACGGCCCATTAAAAGCTCTCAAATTTGTAGTGCCTTTTGTAAGAACTCCGGTAAATATTGTTAAATATTATTTAGAAAGATCTCCTGCCGGTGTTGTAAATGTTTTAAGAAAACAAGGAGCTGAACGAGATGCGGCAATAGCAAAAACACTTTTAGGAACAGGATTGGCAGTTTTAGCTTATCAGTTAGCGTCAGAAAAAAAGATTGTTGGCGGTGGGCCTATAGACAGGCAAGAAAGAAGATTATGGCTTCAAGACAGATCTAATGTTCCTTATTCATTCAAAACATCAGACGGCAAAAGTTATGAGTTTTTTAGGTTTGAACCTACTGCTATGATTTTTGGAATTGCCGCTGATATGCAACAAATAATGGAAGAAATTTATAGAAATCCAGAATTTTACGGAGAAGACGGAAAGTTTTTACAGGACAAACTAGGAACTCGTATTTTTGATATGTTAATAGGATTAACTAATTCTTTGCAAAGAAACTTAACTGATAAAACTTTCTTTAGAGGTATTACAGATTTAGTAAGTGCTATAGACTCAGAAACTCCTACAGGCATAGAAACTTATGTAAATAATTTCTTAGGATCTTTTGTACCTACAATGTTTAGAAACATTAATGATGTTAATGATCCATTTTTAAGAGATACCAGAAAAGCTGTAGATAAAATAATGGACGACCTACCTTTCTTTAGCAATCAAGGTATGCCTATCAGAAGAAATATTTTTGGAGAAAAAATGTTAAGAAGAAAACAAGGTCCGCAAGTGTTTTCTCCTATAACTGTTGGTACGGCAGAACCAGATCCCATACTAACTGCTTTTGCTGACGCAAATTATTTTCCAGGTAAAATGAATAGAAAATTAGACGGAGTAGAATTAAACGAAAAACAATACGAATATATGTTGGATAGATTAGATCTTATGAACTCTAGATCAGAGTTTGAAGCATTAATTTCAACATTTTCTAGTAATGATCCGCCAAGATTTAGAAGGGAAGGATTTGAACAATTAATGGGAGAGCTTAGAAAAAATGCAAGGCAAATGACTCTTGACGCTATCATGTATGATGAAAACAGTCCGGTATATAGTCCTTCCTGGAGAAAGGCATGGGAGAAAGAACAGCGTAGTACGGATTAATGCCTTGCCCTACAGAAAGAGTTGGGAAATGCGGAGAACATTTAACAGCTTCTTTTCTTTACTCATTTGGATCAGATCTAGTTACAATGCCACACGGATCTCACGCTGATATAGTTTTTGAATACAAAAATATTTTGTATAAATGCCAAGTAAAAACTGTTACTAAAAAAAAGAAATATATATCTAAACATAACGGCAGACATTATAGGACCGGTTGGTGTTGGGATATTAGAAGGGGTGGCAATACTAAAGAAAGAAGATATGGCACAAAAGGTACACACAATATAGATCTTTATGCTTTAGTTTGTCTTCCTTACAAAAATATAATCTTTGTACCTTTTTTTAAAAAAACCAGAATAACTTTTAACGACGACGAAGTTAAAACTGCAAACTCAAAAGAAACTTTAAAATATACTTTAGATTTAATTAAGCAAAATCAGCTTGTTAGCTAACTCTACATTATTTTTAGAAACTTCTTGTCTAATCTCTCCGTATCTTTGCATAGAAGATAAGCTCTGATGTCCTAATAAATTTCCTACTTGTCTATGGCCTAAACCTGCTGATAAACAATATGTAGCGAATGAGTGCCTAAGATCATGTAATCTTAGATGCGGACAATCACATTCCTTCCTAATTCTATCCCAAGTTTTTTCCGGAGATTTTATACCTGTAATTGTTTTTTCATTAGGACAGACTTCTATAATTTTATTTATAATTTTTATAGCATGATCTGACAAATAAATAATTCTGTCTTTACCGGTTTTTTTACCTGTCTTATATTGGTCAAAAGGTATTACAATTTTATTATCTTTTATCCAAGATCTTTGTGCATTTGCTATTTCGCTTTTTCTAGCTCCTGTTAGTATGAGTAACCATATAAAAGATATAGACCTTATCTTTCCTGGTTCAAAGTTTTCTAATTCATTTAGCTTTTTAAATACTTTTAACTTTTCTTTTTCGGTATAGCTAGTAGTAATTTTCTTTTCTGGATTGCCTTTTATACTTCTGGCTATATTATTTTCTATACCATAACATTCTTCATCAATAGCAAAATTTAAACTAGCTACTATGAATTTAAGAAATTTATTTGCTTGTGATTTACTTTTTTTAGAAATAAATGCAAAAACATTTTTAATATCTTTTCTTGTTAATTCATTTACATAAATAGATCCAAGATATTTTTTTGCATAATTTTGATATAAAGATTGATATTGTTTTGTTGTAGTTTCTTTTACATCTCTTGCCTTACAGTCTTTTATGTATTCAGAAAACAAAACATCATACTTAATTTCTGTTGCGTCTTTTGGATCTTCTACTAAACCTTCTTCTATATCTTTGTAATGAGAATAAATTTTTATAGCTCTTTTGCGTATCTCGGTAATACTTTCATCTGGATAACGAGCTTCTATTTTTCTTTTTATTTTTTTTCCTTTGTTGTGCCAAATCAAATAATAATATTTAGATCCGTTTCTATGTCTAGTTTTTAATTTATTGAATTTTTTATCGGCTATATGCCTATCTTTTTCTTCCATGTTTTTCTCCTGCTTTTGTACGCTTATTAATATGTATTTGAAGTCTTTGTAAAGTTTCTTTAGTTAATTTGCCATTGTGTTTAGTCTTCATGTTTTTCTCCTTTTTTATGCACTAATTCAATTTCCATTTCTAAGTAATGTATTGCTTTATTAAGATCATCAATCCTACTTCCTTTATCTCTACTAATATATTTGATAGCGTTACCACAACAATAAGATAGTTTATTAGCCAATATATATTCTATTGGCTCTATGCCTAGTTTCTTGTAGTGATTACCTGCTACTTGCTTTTTTAGAGTTTTTGGTTTCCTTGACATTTTTTTTAAATATTTTATCCCAATTATTTTCAAAAGTTTTTTTATCAACTTTTATAGGACGAGGATCTGATCCTTTCGACATTATATTTTTGTGAGAATGGCAATTAATAAGACATTAGTTATGAAAATTTCCGCCGAGAGTATCGTGTGATACCATACCCAACGGGCCTTATAAATATTTTCAATAGTAATTTCTTCGTCCTTTTTCATTTAATTAATGTTTGCATTTCCTTAACATCTGTATATCATAATGGTTATGAGGAATAATATCTAGTCGTGTCTAGTAATCAGAAGACATTTTTATCCAGGCAAGAGTGTGCTGAAAGAATTGGTGTTAGCGTGAGAACACTTGATCGTTGGCGTTTTTCTGGAGAAGGGCCTAGTTATTACAAGATACAAAAAGCAGTAAAGTATGAGGAGCAAGACATTGATAGTTACTTGGATAATCAAAAAATTACTACATTCTAAAAAATGCCTGTCATACATCACGCAAAGATTGCTCCGTCTGGATTGGATAGATATACAAAATGCCCTGCGTCGCCAAAAGCATCAGAAGGTTATGGTTCTAGCAGTAGTAATGCTTCTCGTATTGGTAGTGTAGTACACGAAATGAATGAAATGAGATTACAAGGTAGATTTGAAGGTGTTGATTACAAAGAGTATTGGTTAAACAGAGAAGTAGAATTTGAAGGTCATACAGTTAAGGTAGATGCAGAAATGATTGAAGCGTCTAATACATATTGTGAATATGTAGTGCAAAGAAAAAATGAAGAAAAAAAATCAAAACTTTATATTGAAGAAAGATTGGACGGACATGAGATCCACCCAGACTTATGGGGAACAACAGATATTTTAATAGTGCAAAAAGACAAAATAATTATTATTGACTATAAGAATGGCAAATATCCGGTAGAAGTAGAAAATAATTTACAGCTAAGAGCTTATGCTCTTATGGCTTTATCAAAGTATTCAGAAAAAACAAAAGTAGAAATGGTTATAGTGCAACCTAGAGCGTGGCATAAAGACGGACCAATAAGATCTACAGAAATTTCTTCTGAAAATTTGGTAAATTGGGCGTTTGATTGGCTAAAGCCAAAAATAGACGCCTGTTTTGAAGATGAACCTGTTTTTGCGGCGGGAGATCATTGTATCTTTTGTCCCCATAAACTTAATTGTGATACTCATAAAGAGTATTTACTTAGTGAGGAGTACATTGAGCGAAAAAAACAACGAACTAAAAGAGCAATCTACAACAGATAGCGAAGAAAAACCTTACTTGTCTTATGAACAGGACGGAGTAAAAAAGAATATCTACAAAAGCAATTTAGTAGATGCTGAGCTAGAGATTACAGTCAAAGGTAATCAGTTAGCTCTAGCTGAGATTTGTGCCTGGACAATCAATGGTTTGGCACAACTTGAGCAAGACTCGGAACAAATTACACAAGCAAGAAAGATTGAACAACTTACGCAGTTAAAACAATCTTTTGAGTTTCTGCGTAATTATTCATTTGAGTTATTAAGAGTAACATTAGAAAAAGGAGAAAAAAATGACAATTAAAGCAATTAGAAAAGGAGCTAGTAAAAAACCTATGCGTATGGCTATATACGGACCTGCCGCAATCGGTAAAACATCTGCTGTTTGTGAAATGCCAGATCCAATGATACTGACATTGGAAGAAGGTCTAATTACACAGACAGACACTAACATTTGGAATACAGAACCCATTGAAAGTTTTTCAGAGTTTGTAGAATACCTAGAAGAAATAATTAATAATGATGATTACAAAAGCAGAAAAACTTTAGCGATTGACTCTTTAGATTGGCTAGAAACTCTCATTGAAAAATATGTATCAGATAAAGACGGCAAAGAGTCTATATCCGATTTTGAATGGGGGACAGGTTATTCAAAAGCAAAAGAAACATTGACACAAGTGTTTGACCTTTTAGATCAGATTAGAGATAAAAGAAAAATGCGTGTGGTTTTTATATGTCATGTCAAAGAAGACCGAAAAGAAAAACCAGGACTAAAAGATTATCAAAAATACGAGCTTAAACTTAGGACCGGCTTTGGAGAAAAAGTTAAAGAATATTTAGATATGGTTTTGTTTTATAACTACAAATTTGGAGAAGTTAAAACACAAGACGATAAAGGATCTCTCAAAACAAAAGTTACACAATCTAAAGAAAGATATTTCTTTACAGAAGATTGTATAAGTTATTTTGCAAAAAATAGATATAACTTACCCCCAGAAATGAAAGTTGAAAAAGGTAAGGTGTGGAAAACTTTAGAGCAAGAACTTAAAACTGCATTGGCCGGAGATCAAAATGGTTGAGCCAAACAAAAGAAGTAAATTACCTTCTTATGAAGGGTATGACCGAATACTCGACAGAGTAAAAGGAATCATTAAAGAAAAAATTGGATCTAGCGATTTACTAGATAAGGCATTGATGAAATGTCTGCTAGAAATAGAAGACTTAGAAACAGAAATTTCTGAAACTCTAAGCGGTAGATTTGAATTTTTTGATAACAACGAAGAACATTAGTAAAAAGCGAGGTAAATATGACTAATTTCAAAAACTTAATAGAACAGGCGGGAGAAGAAAATGCTTCTATGTCTGATTTTGTAGAATATCCAGAAGGTAGATACTTGATAAATTTCGTCCAAGCAGATGAAATAACAGACTTTGTATCTAAATCAGGTAAAACTTATGACGCTACTGATATAGAGTTTCATGTAGAAGGTTGGGAAAATAAGACTCTTAAATCAAGATACTTTACTGCCTATGACAAGGAAAATTCTGGAGAAGATAAACTTCATAAGGCGGCCTTGAGTGGTACTATGAAATTGCAAAATATTCTTATGGCTATGGGCGTGAAACCAGAAGACTTTCCGGAGAGCATAGAGCAGTTTAATCAAGTGTTGCAAGGTAAAAGTGCTACTTGTCTTTTGAAAAAAAGAGAATACGAAAGCAACGGACAAAAAAAATCTACATTGGATCTTGACGAAGATTTTGCAGGACAAAATTGGAAAGTTGTCGGGGAAGAAAAACATATAGATATTTCAAATCTTGGATCTTTTGAAGAAGAAAAAATTGAGAAAAAAGAAGAAGTTCCTGCTCCTGTAGAAACAAAGACTGAGGAGTTTGACGAAGAAATTCCTTTTTAAATCTTGTTTGATATAAAAAACAACAGGCCTTCTTTATGTGCCTGTTGTTTGAAACCTTCTGGAGCAATTTTATTGCAAATAGATGATAAGTATTATGGTGTCTGTAATAACGGACACCATACAGAAGAAATTAAAACAAGAGTGAAAAACAAAATGGAAATAACCAGGCAGTCTAACTTAAATTATAAAAGTGTTGATTATGCAGTAGCGGAAGTAAAGTCATTGTATCAACAGTTGGCGAAAAAAAATAAAACATACGAGCTTCATAAGTGGGAAGGAGAAGAAAGAAAAAAATTTTTTAGAACACTAATTCTCTGTTATCTTGATTGCGAGAAAGCAAAAGCAAGTAATGGAGTAGATAGTGGCTAATTACAAACAGCTCTTTGAAAAGAGAAAATCAAAAGAAAAAAAACTTACACAACAAAAAGCAGATATATCTGATCTTATAAAACAGATGAACGCTGACGGATTGTTAGTGGATAGCATTGATACTTCTGGCGGGATTGTAAGAGTTCCGGTAAAAGCTACAGCTATATCAAGAAATGATAAAACTTCTACCGGAGAAAAATCTGGTTGGTATTTTTTTCATCAAAATAATGAACATTGGATTTCTGTATATGGTAATTGGAGAACAAATCAACAATGGAAATTTTACAGCAATTCTATAAAAGAGCTTTCTCCGGAACAGCAAACAGAATTAAATAAAGAAATAGAAATAAATCTGCAAAGGGCCAAGAAAGAAAGGGAGAAAAAGAATACTGAAGTTGCGAAGGAATGTGAGAGAATTTTTGAAAGTTCTAAAATAGTTAATGAGCATGAATACCTATCAAGTAAAGGGTTAAAAAATAATTATGGATTGACAGAGATGAACGGATCACTTCTTTGTCCGGTGTATTCTACACAAAACACAAAAAAAGAATTAAGGAGTCTGCAATATATAACAACAGAGTCTAAGCGTTTTGCTTCTTCTTCTGAGGTTAAGTCTGGAATATATACAGTAGGCATAGGTTGGAACGATTGGTCCAATATAAAAACTATAGCGGTTACGGAAGGTTTAGCTACTTGTCTAAGTGTTTATGAAAGTACGGGCCTTCCAACAATATGCGTGTTTTCTGCAAATTTTGGATTAGTAGCTCTTGAGAACATTAGGAAGTTTTGTAATGCGGAGTTCTTAATCTGCTTTGACCATGACCAAAATGGCGTAGGACAGGCAAAAGCTAAAGAGATTTGTGCTTCACTTAGCTCTTGCTTGATAAGAATACCTAGTAAAGTGGGGGATTATAATGACTTGTACCAGGAAGAAGGACCTAATGCAGTAAAAAGTGAAATCCTCAGTAAAGGTTATAAGTTTTCACAATACTCAATAAAAAACTTTGTAGGTACTCCGCCGCCTAGAAGGTGGTTAGTAGATCAAAGTTTAGAGCTATCTAAAATATCCTTGTTATGTTCTATAGGTGGTATAGGTAAATCTGGAATAACTTTGAAGGCCTGTTTAGACATAAATCAAGGGAATGGTAATTTTTTAGGTAATAAAATTATGGATAAGGGTAATTGTATTATCTTGTCTAGTGAAGATGATACTGACGAAGTTAGAAGGAGAATAGCGTTATTAGATAAAGATAACAGAAGATTTGAAACTGAACATGACACCTTTGTTATGTGTACTAGCGAAATGGGTAAGCCATTAACATTGATAAAACAAGATGCTATTAATGGATTGCATATAACTCCGGAAGCAATAGAGCTTTCTAACTCTTTAGAAGATATTGATGATCTTAAATTGATAGTCATAGATCCGGTACAATCTGTCGTGTCTGCACAATTAAATGATAATGAAGTAGCACAACTCTACGCACAATATGTAGCGTCATTGTCCGCTAAATTTGGTTGTAGCGTACTCTCGGTACATCATCTCAATAAGAGTGCATTATCCAATACAAATGATGTTTTATCTGCCAGAAGCTCAATCAGGGGAGCTACAGCATTAACTGATAGCCATAGGGCAGTTTTTGTTATGTTCCTGGACTCAGAAGAAAACACAGAGCAAATTTGCTTTGAACAAGGTATTCCATTTAACAGGTTAGCAGTAGTCAAGTCTGCTCTAGTAAAAGCCAATAGTGAAGCTGACATGAGTATTAAAACTTTAATTAGAAAAGGATTTGAACTTGAACTTTTAGACGAAAAAAAGGGATCTGTTAATGATATTAACTGGGATTGATACCTTAGTTTCTGACCATAGGTACTCCCATAGAGCTATGCGTTTCTGGGTAGGCGTATGGTCATACAGACTTATATATACATATATAGGGAGAACAAAGGTTCTCCCATATAAAAAGAAAATGAAGGCGGGTAAATCTAAGCTAAGCTAAGAAATGAAAAGGAAGGAAAAGTTTAAAAATTATTGGTGGGTAAGTACGGAATATACAAGCATAGATAGTCCTTATATAAACTTAGCAACGGCATTAAAATTTACAAACTATACTAAACTAAAGGCGGTAATTTGGTCTTGGTTTAGATCTAAACTAGATCGCAGAGATCTAGGATCTAGGGAAAAGATTATCTTATGGATTATTTGCGAAAGGGTAAAAGGAGTTTCTTTTTCATGTTGGGATAGTTATATTTATCTTGGTAAAGCTACAGGTATGAATAGGAAGACAGTAGCTATGGCGGTTAATAATTTATCTAAGGCAGGATTGATAGTGATAGCTGTAGAAGGATCTACACCGAGGGCTAAAAAGAAACTAGAAGCTCAGAAAAGATTTAAAAAACATATTCTCTTAGTTGGCATTGGCTACGCTTTGGATAAGAAGTTAGAAGCTGATAAAGAAAAGGCCTAAATTAATAGGCCTTCTCCCGATTAGCTCTGCTTTTTGGGAAGGGGAGAATTATCGAGCTAATCTAATCTTCACTAAAAAATATTCTGTTTGCGTAGTCTTCTGCTTGTTTCTGGGTAAGTCCCTTCTCTAATCCTTCTTCCACAAGTCTTTCTAGCATGAGTTGGTTCAGATAATTAGACATCTATGACCTTCCCATAATTTTCATTTTGAGTTTGTATTTCTTTTTCTACTTCTTCCAGATCTTCTACAAATTCAAAAAAAGCAAAGTCTTTGTTTCCTAAAATATAGGTTTTTGCTTCTACGCAGTTATCATAACTTTCCAGATAGGCAGTATCTCTTTCTGCTTCTGTATCAAACCATTTTTCTTGCACATCTATAGTTTCAATCATTTTTAGATTACCATTCTCTGCAACTTCAACTATGGTTTTATCTTTGTGATAACCTTTGTCGTTTTCTTTATGGTGGTAAATAGTTTCTTGTATTTTTACTTTCATATAATCTCCTTTGAGTTTTAATTTTATTATTATTCTGGTTTTTTTTCTACTATTTCACGGGCCAGGCCAGACATAAAACCGGCTAACTCGTCTTGAGCTAAAGTATTTAAACAGGTACTCATTAATAAAATAGCAATTTGTTTTTTTCTGTATTCTGGTAAATCATTTAACCACATGATTAGTCTTAACATATCTTCATCATTCATTAATCATTCTCCTTGTTATAAATATGCGTTTTTATTTCAGATCTTGCAGATCTAGTATTGTAAATTTTATAAGTTTTTTTCTTTTTCTTATCGTAGTGGTAATAAAGAAGGTGTATTTCAAAATCGGTAATTTTTTCTGGCCTTTCTCCGTCGCCTATTCTTTGCTTGTTATTATCTTTCAACCATTCATTAGGATCGTTTGTAATAGCAACAAATTCTTTTTTTCCGTAAGAATTTATATAATCAATTTGATATAGTTTCATTGGCTTTTCTCCTGACATCTTTTTTCATATAAATGCCTTTTATGTTTTAGTCGGTTGATCTGTTTGATCCACATATTTTGAAATTCAATATTTTTGGATCTGCGTAAGGCCTTTTTTAGATTGGCCATTTTTCTAAAATAATCTGTCATAGTATTCCCTGAGATTGTATAAATGCTTCATACTCTTTTAATGCTTGGAGTGAGATCTCCTTATGAATAAACTTGGGTAATTCATCTTCCGTACAAAAAGTATAAGTTTTATTAGTTCTTAAAAATAAAAAGCAATACGGATAAAGCGACCTACAAACTATAAGATCTACGCCGTTAGAAAAATAATAGTGTGTGTGAATTGCATAGTCGGTAAAGTCTTCAACAACTTTATTTATCAATCCGTCTTTTATATCTCTTACAGTCATTTTGCGTTCTCCTGTGCTTCTATCTCGCTTAACCATTCATCAAATGGTTGCCTGACATACTCCGGCATATCGTGCATAAGGACCACTAATTTCGGACTGTCATTCCATTGGATAGTTATTTGATTAGCTACTATTGTTTTAGGTAATTTATTCATATTTTTTTCTCCGTTAAATTAAACCTTTCTCAGTCGCTTTATTGATGATGAAAGGTAAGTTATTGTTTATAAATTCTTCTTTTGTTTGGTACTTTTTTTTAGATCCAGGCCAAGTGCCTTTATCATATTCTTTCTGGTAATTGATCCAGAGTTCATGGACAAAAGGATCTAATTGTTTTTTGGTAATTTTTTTGACTGACCAAAAGCTGTCAAAGATGTACCCGGCTAATGCAAAAAACATAACCAGGCCACCCATTACAAAAATTCCTTCTGTCATTTGATCTTCTCCCTGCGGTATTCAGATAAAACCTTTTTAAGATCCTTGTTTGGCTCTCCGTGAATATCTGTATATAAACAGGCCGTATAAAATAACTCCGGTAGATTATCAGCGATATAATCCAGGCGTGGCGGATCTATTTGGCAGAAGGCCGTATGAAGATCTTTAATAGCTTTTGAGATCTGATTTGCTTTTGTGGTTGGTATATACCGATCTACTAAAAAACGGGCCAGAAGGTCCGTAGATGCTTCACGATATTTATTACTCCATTCATCATGGTTTATTTTTTCCATTTGTTTTTCTCCATTAGTTTATTAATTAGTCTTTTGGCTTGGTACTTGTGTTGAAAATAAATTTCATTGTAAGGATCTAACATAGGACAATAAAATTTCTGTTTCTCATTGGCCTGTAATGTTAAACACTTGATCCAAACACCTTTATATTTAATATGGCTATTTAAAAATAGCTTTCCGCTAGTTTTCATATTTGTCTGCACTCCTTATGTTTTGATAGTTAGTTAAATAGATATATTTGGCCCGTCCTTTTTTAATGATCGGTTCATCTAAAAAGATCCGGGCCTTTCCTTTGTAAGATCCGCAATAAATCCCGAATAGATCCCTTCCGGAGATCTGGACATAATCATTTATTTTAAGATTTGTCATTTTAGATCTTCAAGGCGTTCTGCTTTTTCAAGCGTCCAAAGATCCGGGAGTTTCTCCGGATCTGCAAATTTATAAGCAATACCCTGTATGACTCGATCCAGAGATATTGCTTGGCCAAAAGAACTGCGACACCAGATATAATGGCCACTATCAGAAACCACTTCGTCTGCTTCTTGCAGATCTTTAAAAAAGCAATAATCAACAATGAAGGCCTGATAAATTTCCGGATATTCTCCGTCGTCGTCTTCTTCTCCGTCTTCATTCATTGGATAATAATTATCTACTTCTTCAAACCAATATTCTTTTTCTAAAAATTCATTATGTAAGGTCAGATCACAGCGTCTTAAAAAATCTTCTGTATGCTTTATGATCTTATTAGATCCTAGATCATAATAATCATCTAAAGATCCTTTTTTAAAAGTTCCCTGATATTTGTATTTTTCAATATCCCTTCCAAGATCTTGACCACAAGAATTGCAGAAATGGATTGCAGGCCCAAAATGTCTAACGGCCTTCGTATCAAGTCGGGCCGTCTTTTTTAGGATCTTCTTAGGATCTCTCTCCGCTTCTTGATCCTGCAAAAATTCCGGATTGATAGTTTTGTATTCTAGTTTTAAGATCTCGCTTTTTGAGTCGCAAGACGGACACTTTATAAAATTATAAGTTCTGGTTTCTGAATTTAACATTTTTAGATCTCCATAGATTGTTTAAGAAAAGATCCGCATTGAGATCTTCTACATAAGATTTATTAATTGAATGGCCTATTTCACAAGAACATTTTTTAAATTTGCCTTTGTGCATATAAACGCCGTCGTCATAACAGTTATTACATTTCATTTTTATTTCTCCGTTTGGTTTAAAAATTCGGTCCATTGATCCGCCATAGCTTTCGCAATTCCTACATGAAATTTGCTTCTGATCTTCCAACGATCTTTACTAGGTGGGCAATTATGAATATCGTGTCTTGCGGTTTCTTTAGTCAAAGATCCCGTCTTTCTTAATAAGGGCAAGTTCTTCAACCAAAGGCAAGTCCTTTTAGAAACATTGTCTTCAGCGTTTATATGATCTGCAAATTCATAAGGTTGGATTGTTTGAGATTGTTTCTCAAAATTGCGAATCCTTTCTTTTGCGTGTTTGTGCATTATTGGATTTTCAATTGCCAGGTGTGGAACTTCACAGTTCCAAAGATCCGAAAATAAAGAAGTTCCTTCTTCAAGCTCTTGGTACATTTGCTCAACTGTTTTATTCGGCGGTGGATTGTCTAGCCAACGAACTCCAGAATTGCAAAGACGGGTACATGGCGGGTGTGCCACCATTAACAGATCCCAACATTCATATTCAAGAACATTTCTAATGTCATCTTGAATATGTCTGTTTGTAAGATCATCACTAGGCAGAAGATCACAACTCCATGCGTCATGGCCCAGATCGAGAAAAGCATTTCTAACGATCCCGGAAGTTTCGCAACCAATTAAAATTTTACTCATATTAGGCCACCTACAAAATAACCAATACAAAAACCTAAGATAGCGAACATCATATATCTATAAAAATACAGCTCCGCCATTATTTGTTTTTTCTGTCTATGTCTAAAAGTGTTCATTGTTGGGCCTTCTTTAATTGTTCGTATTGTTCATGAAGATCCCAAAGTTTTTCTGAGATATTTTCAAGGCCTTCCCGGTACTTGATGCACTTGTCAAGATCTTCCTTTTCTTTGTGGATCTCATAAACGGCCTTTATGATCTCCGCCTTACTTAATAGATCCAAGATTTCATCTTTGATCTGCTTTATTTTTGTTTGTTGCATTTCTAATTCTCCGTTAAAAAAACCCATTTTAAAGAATATAAAAGGACATAGCAAGACAAATGAAGACATATAAAAAAGAATAATAGATTAAAATAGGGCCATGAAAGATCAAAAGATCAATAAAGGTGGCCGTAAAAGATTAAATATAGATCTTGATGAAGTTGAACGACTAGCAGGTTTGGGATTAAGCGAGAAGCAGATTGCTGATAACTTGGGCGTTTCATGGCATACGCTTCACAGGAATAAAATCAGATCTGCTAGTTTTGCAAGTAGAATGGAAGCGGGACGCAGTAAAGCTCTTAGTGCCGTAGCAAATAGCTTGTTTAGATCTGCGACTAAAGAAGATCCGAATATACACGCCGTTAAATTCTTCTTATCTAATCGGGGGGAGCAAGGACAATGGGCGGAAAAGGATCTTTCTTTAAATGTAGATCTCAACTTAGGATCTGTTCTAAAAGATGCACGGGCCAGAATTATTGATCTTCCCGGAAGCGACGCTTTACCAGGTATAGATCCCGTTACGATCCCGAATAAAGCTTTACCAGGTACAAGGGCCAAAGATCAAGGATCTAAACAACCAGGCGGACTCCCTAAAAAGAATAGAGCTTTACCAGGTACAAGCAAGATCCCGGATCATAACGGGCCACAAAATAAAAAGGCAGATCCGGCCCGAGATCATAAAGAGATCATAAGCGGATCTGATCCGGCCCGAGATCATAACGAATGAACAAAAAGCAAAAACAAAAAGAACGGGCCATATCCCCCCTTTTTTGCAAATCGGGGGTGTATGTACGATATACTGTTCAGATAAATTTTTTTAATTTTTTTTAAAATGATATTTGTTCTCTCCTTGACACTTGCAAATATCATAGGCAGGAGTATCACGCACTATATATTCTCCTCACTTTTACTCCTGCCGACTAAGTAATGAAATACAAGCCAGAAGAAGAAAAACAATTAATGTCAGATCTTTGGTCTTTAAACATCAAAGACAATCCATACAATTTTGTTAAATATTGTTTTTCTTGGGAGCAAGAAGATACCCCTCTTGAGCATTTTAAAGGTCCTAGAAAGTGGCAAGAAAAAGTTTTAAAAGATATTGCAAATCATATAGCTAGAAATGAAACAGTAGATTTTCCGGAAATGTATAGACTAGCAGTTGCTAGTGGTCGTGGTATTGGCAAGTCTGCTTTAGTGTCTTGGTTAATACTATGGTTTTTATCTACTAGACTAGGATCTACCATAATTGTAACTGCAAACACCGAGCAACAATTAAGATCAAGAACATGGGCCGAACTAGGAAAGTGGCTAACTCTTTCTGTAAATAATCATTGGTGGGAAAAAACAGCAACAACAATAAAACCTGCAAAGTGGTTTGAAGAAGCACTACAGAAAGATTTAAAAATAGACACCGGCTATTATTACGCACAAGCTCAATTATGGTCAGAAGAAAATCCAGACGCATTTGCTGGTATTCATTCTAGTTATGGAGTTTGTTTAATTATGGACGAAGCGTCAGGTATTCCAGGACCGATTTACAGCGTTTCTGAGGGATTTTTCTCTGAGCCGACAAAAGACAGGTATTGGTTCACATTTTCAAACCCTAGAAGGAATAGTGGGCCGTTTTTTGATAGCTTTCACGGCAAAAGATCTTTTTGGAAAAATGAACAAATAGACTCAAGAACTGTAGAAGGCACAGATCAAAAGCTATTTCAAAGTATGTTAGAGCAATATGGAGAAGACTCTACTGTTGCTAGAGTAGAAGTATTAGGCGAGTTTCCTAGTTATGACAATGACACAGTTATACCTATGGAATTATGTCGTTCTGCTGTTATGCGAGAAGTAGATTTAACTGCTTCTGAGCCGATAGTTTGGGGAATTGATGTAGCCAGGTTTGGTGGCGACAATTCTGCACTATGCAAAAGACAAGGAAACTCTGTATTAGAGATGAAAACATATAATTCTATGGATCTAATGGCGTTATGTGGAGCTATTAAAAATGAATATGATGATTGCACTACATTAGAAAAACCAAGCGAAATATTAATAGATGTAATCGGTGTGGGATCTGGCGTAGTAGATAGATTATCTGAACTAAACTTGCCGGTTATCGGTGTTAATGTAGGAGAGTCCCCTTCTAGTAAAAAGAATTACTTAAATCTCCGAGCTGAACTATGGTTTAAAATTAAAGAATGGCTATCTGGTAGAGATGTTTTTATGCCTAGTGATGAAGAATTAGTACAACAATTAGTGTCGCCAATATATAAATATACATCTACCGGAAAAATAAAATTAGAAAGCAAAGAAGAAATGAAAAAGAGAGGTATCAAATCTCCAGACAAAGCAGACGCATTAGCTTTAACTTTTGCTTCTACTTCTGCCGTTCTTGGTGGCGGAAGCTCATTTATGGGGTATAATTTTAAACGACCAATAAAATCCAAAATCTATAGAGTAGGATAATTGTATGGAATATAAAAAAGAAACATCTGTAAGCGTTTCTACAGAAGTTGTAGAAGACGAATTTGATGAAGAAGAATTACAAAGCGTTTTAAAATCAGAATTAGACGACGCTAAAGATTTTATAGATCAGCTCGGCGACGAGAGAGCTGAGTCCACCGAATACTATCTAGGCAATTCTCCGGAAGGCGGAAGCGATATTCAGTCTGAGTATGTTTCTACAGATGTTAGAGATGCTGTCTTACACATAATGCCTTCATTAATGCGTACATTTTTCGGCACAAGCAAAGTTGTCGAATTTGTACCTAAAAACCAGGAAGATATACCTGCGGCACAACAACAAACAGACTATGTAAATTATATTTTTAATCAAAAAAATCCAGGATTTAATATTTTATATTCTGTATTTAAAGACGCATTGATTAGAAAAGCAGGTTTTGTAAAAGCATTTTACGACTCAAGCATAGATACGACTACACACGAATACAAAAATTTATCTGTTGAGCAATATATTGCAATAATGACAGACGAAGATATAGAGGTCCTAGAAGAAAATCCAATTATGGAAAGCAGGACAATAGTTAATGAAGACGGCAAAAAAGACTCAGAAGAAGTAGTAGTTGCTTACAATCTAAAAGTTAGAAAAGTAAAATCTTACGACAAAGTTTGTATTGAAGCAGTACCGCCAGAAGAAATTTTAATATCCAGAAACTCCAGGTCTTTACATGACTCGCCTTATGTTGCACATAGAATGATTGTTAGCGTTTCGGATCTAGTTGCTATGGGATATGACAAAGAAGAAGTAGAGGAGTACGCAAATTACGGCAACGACGCTTCTAACGAAGACGAAAGAAAAGCTAGAAATCCATTACATGAAATAAATGATCCAGACAGAACAGATGTAACCGGACAGCAAATTTTATATATTGAACATTATGTCAGATACGACAAAGATCAAGACGGCATTAACGAATTACTCAAGGTTTGTACAATCGGGGACGGCCTAGAAATAGTAAATTGTGAAGCATGGGACGACTTGCCAATCGTAATGTTTTGTCCAGATCCAGAACCGCACACAGCAATAGGATCTTGCCCGGCAGATTACTTAAAACCTATACAAGATATTAAATCGCAAATAATTAGAGATAGTTTAGACTCTTTAGGCCATTCTATTTTTCCTAGAATGGGAATAGTTGAAGGCCAAGTTAATATAGATGATGTTCTAAACAATGATATAGGACAACCTATCCGTATGCGACAACCAGGAGCAGTACAACCTTTTTCTGTTCCGTTTAGCGGTAAAGAAGCGTTCCCGTTTTTACAATATTTAGACGAACAAAAAGAAAATCGTACAGGTGTTTCTAAAGCAAGTGCAGGTCTTAATGCAGACGCTTTACAAAGTTCGACAAAAACTGCCGTCGCTGCCACAATGTCCGCCGCACAGGGCCGTATCGAGCTTATATGCCGTCATTTTGCAGAGGGCATGAAGGATTTATTTGGTTTAATCAATAATCTGTCTATAAAAAATCAAGATAAAGCAGAAATCATTAGACTAAATAATCAATTTGTTGAAATAGATCCTAGATATTGGGACACCGATAAAGATATGGTATGTAATGTAGCTATCAGTAAGTCTAGCGACGAAGAACAATTAGCTACTTTGACTAGATTATTGCAAAAACAAGAGCAAATAATACAGACTTTAGGACCAAGAAATCCTATGGTTTCTCTACAACAATACGCAAATACCATTACAAAAGTTATAGAAATGGCAGGATTTAAAGATACTTCGCAGTTCATAAATTCTCAAATACCGCCTATGCCACCAGAAGATCCTAATGCTAAAAAACCAAAACCAGAAGATCAATTAGCTATGGCAGAAACTATGAAGGCACAGGCACAAGCTAGGAAAATTGAAGTAGATGCTGAAACTGATCGTATGAAAGTTGTTATGAACGACGACTTAGAAAGAGATAAATTCTTAGTAAGCACTAAATTACGAATGGCAGAGCTATACGGCAAGTATGGGCAAAATGCCGTTGATTTAGACGAGGTTAAACAAATCCTAGAGCAGAATAACGACGAGTTAAGAGCTATGCAAAAAGCAGAAGCACAGGGATTGTTTAAAAATGAAGGAAGCTAAAAAACTTTATCATATAGAAGCTATGTCTGATGAACACATTTTAGTTGGCACAGATGTTAAAGCTAGAAATGAAGAAGAAGCAGTAAAAACTATGAAGTTAGTTTTTGGCAAAAAAATAAACAAAAATACTATTTTTTTAATTGTTAGCGAAAACACTATACATTAATGTCAAAAGACTCAAGATTAACAAGGGCAGGAGTATCTGGTTACAACAAACCAAAAAGAACTCCGGGACACCCAACAAAATCTCATGTTGTAGTTGCTAAAGAAGGTAGTAAAATAAAGACTATAAGATTTGGTCAGCAAGGCGTAAGCGGAGCAGGAAAAAATCCTAAGAGCAAAAAAGATAAAGCTCGAAGAAAATCCTTCAAAGCTCGTCATGCCAAAAACATATCTAAAGGTAAAATGTCGGCGGCCTATTGGGCCAACCGCACTAAATGGTAGAGGTATCTATGAAAAAAAAGAAAGGACTGTACGCTAATATTCATGCTAAACGCAAAAGAATAAAAGCTGGATCTAAAGAGAAAATGAGAAAGCCAGGAAGCAAAGGAGCTCCAACGGCTAAACAATTTAAACAGGCGGCCAAGACGGCAAAAAAACCTAAAAAGAAAAAGAAATAAAATGCCAGGAAAAAAATTATCTAAAAAACAAAAAAAGATTGCTAGAGTTGCTCCGCCTAGAAATAAAATTACCGGAGCAGATTTTAAAAAACTTAAAAATAAAAAGAGGAAAAAATAATGCCAGGATATTACGGAAAACCTGAAAAGAAAAAAAAGAAGAAAAAAAAATAAATGAACAAAACCAAACAGCTTACTCAAAGACAAAAAGATACTTTGAAAAGGCATAGCAAACATCATACGGCTAAACACATGGCCGAAATGAAAAGATTAATGCGACGAGGTAAAACATTTACAGAGTCGCACAAAATCGCTATGAAAAAAGTTGGCAAATGAAAAGTGAATTTTGAGCAATATTATCTTGAATTATCTATTTTTATAGCTTCTGTTTTAGCAGGATTAGCTCTCAAAGACTATTCGATTTCATTTATTAAAGGCCTTAAATTCAAATTAAATTCACAATTTAACGAAGGCGAAAAAGTAATATTAGACGGCGAACAGGCCATGATTATAAAGATTGGTCTAAGCACTACTATATTTGGTGTGTATGGAAAAGACGGATATACTTGGAGATATATTAGTAACAACAAAATAGAAAGTCTTAAATTAGAAAAAATAGTTGATAAAGATTTACACGCAGACTCAGCACATGAAAAAGCTATAAAATTACAAAAAATATTAGAGGGAAAAAATGATTGAAACTTTACTAAAGCCGGTTAGCAACATAGTAAGTAAATTTGTAAAAGATAAAGATTTACAAGCACAATTAGATCACGAACTAACTACTTTATTTCATCAAGCAAATCTTGCACAAATAGAAGTAAATAAAATAGAAGCAAAAGGATCTCCATTTCAAAGAAATTGGCGACCTTCTGTAGGGTGGATTTGTAGTTTTGCACTTGGTTATCATTTCGTCTTAGCTCCAATTATAGAAGTTGCTCTTAAAACTTCTGGAGTACAAATAGAAATGCCAGAGTTTGATTTTTCACAATTATCCACAATTTTAATGGCATTGTTAGGAATGTCCGGACTTAGATCTTACGACAAATTAAAGAGGACAGATACGAAATGATGTTTATAACTGAGATAGACATACAGACTATCGAAGGAAAAATAGAAACACATGAAGGACCAATTATTACTGCCAAAACACTTAGAGAAGCAAAATTAAAAGCAAAAAAAATGAATGGCGATTTAAGAATAGTCGGCGAATATATGCAAAGCATAAAATCTTTAGATGATGAAGGACTGGGATTTCTTGAATTTTAAACCAGAGGAGTTTGCCTGTTCTCATTGTGGCGAACAAAAAATGGATTATGATTTTTTGCAAAAGCTACAGGATCTCAGAACTTGTTGCGGTTTTTCTTTTGTTATTACATCTGCTTATCGTTGTCTAAAACACCCTGTAGAAGTAAATAAAAAGACTCCAGGCATACATACTTTAGGACTTGCTGTAGATATTTTGTGTTCTCATGAAAAAGCATTTAACATAGTTACACTAGCATCTAGTTTTGGCTTTACCGGAATAGGTGTTAATCAGAAAGGAAATAGCAGATTTATACATTTAGACACTTATAAAGGAAACAACAATAGACCAAGACCGCATATTTGGAGTTATTAATGGCAAGAGCTACAGTTACAGAAGTAGATAAAAGATTAAGTGCACACGAAGCAAGATGCGATCAACGTTGGAAAGAAAATTATCGAAGACTAGACTCTATTGAAAATGGTATTGCATCAGTAAATAAAACAATCAGAAATACATTATTATTCATAGTTACAATTTTTTTAGGAATTACCGGATTTTTATTTCAAGAAATTATTTACCAAGCAATAGGATAATATATGGCAACACAAAAGGAGATAGATGCTTCTACACAAGCAGAAGCATTATTAAATAGTGATGTATTCAAAGATGCAGTTAAAAATTTAACTGCTGAATATATTGCAAAGTGGATAAATTCAGATGTTGAAAAAGATCAGGATTTAAGAGAAGCAATTTACCAGGCAATAAAAATTATTCCAGAAGTCGAAAGACATTTAAGAATTATTGTAGAAAAAGGAAAAATTGCTAAAACACAATTCAACAGAATTAGATCTTTTAAATAAACATTTTAACAAAAATGTATATTTTTAAGATAAAATAAACGCAAATATTTTATATAAGGTGGAAAATATGACCAACAACGCCAAGCCGAATGGTTTTGAAACTGATATAAGCAAAGCAACACAGGCATTTGAAGAAATGCTTACTCCTCTTGAGGAGCAAGAAGCAGACGAAGAAAATACTGATGTTGAAGAAGTTTCTGATGAAACGGAAGCTGAAACTGAAATAGAAGCACAGGAAGAAATCCAAGAAGACGAAACCGAAGCTGAAATAGAAGAAGAAGCCGAAGAAGAAGAAGAACAAGAATTACAAGAAGATCAAGTAGAAGTTGATGAAACTGAGGAACTTCAAACTTATGTTGTCAAAGTTGGCGGCGAAGAAATAGAAGTAACCCAAGAAGAATTAATCAATGGTTACAGTCGGAATAGTGATTACACACGAAAAACTCAGGAGTTATCTCAATTAAGGAAAGACTTAGATGCTAAGCAATCTGAAATTGATAATAACTTGTCTGACATAAATCGTGAAAGAGCAGAGTACAGAGAATTGTTACCTAAAATCAAAACTATATTACAAAATGGTTTTGTAGAAGAACCAAATTGGGAGTCTTTAAGGGAACAGGACCAGGTAGAGTATCTGACCAAAAAACAAGAATGGGACGAACATCTTAATAAGATAAAGTCTGTAGATGCTGAATATAATCGTATTACAGAGCAAGAAAATGCTGAAAGGCAAGAACTGCTCAAGAAACAATTATTAGATAGCCAACAGAAATTATCGGATCTTCTTCCGGAGTGGAAAGATGAAAAGGTTAAAATGGAAGAAATTTCAAACATAACCAAAACTGCTGAAAGTCTAGGTTTCACTAAAGAAGAAGTTAATGCTGTAACTGACTATCGCTTTATTCTTTTGCTGAGAGATGCGAGTTTATATAACAAGCAAAAAACAGCATTAAAGAAAAAACCAACACAAGCGAAGGCCAGAACAAAATTAGCTAAACCAGGAACTTCTAATAGGGTTAAGCCAACATCTTCTGTCAAGAAAGCTCAACAAAGGGTGGCTAAAACAGGCAGAGTGTCTGATGCGGCCAATTATTTTGAAAAAATAATCTAATTTAGAGGTTAAATAAAATGGCAAAAGTTACAAATTCTTTTACATCATATGACGCTACTTCTAACCGAGAAGACCTTTCGAATGTAATTTACAATATAGATCCAACTGCTACTCCATTTATGAGTGCTATCGGATCAAAAAATATTACTAATGTTGTATTCGATTGGCAAACTGAAAATTTACCTACTCCTAGCGGAACAGGTCAATTAGAAGGTTTTGAACTTTCTCGTGCTACAAGTACAGCGACTACTAGGGAGTCCAATGTGGCTCAAATTTCATCAAGAGATGCAACTGTATCTGGTTCACAAGATGCTTCTGATCCTGCCGGTAAAAAGCAGGAATTGGCACATCAAATGGCCTTAATGTCTAAAGCATTAAAAAGAGATATGGAAGTAGCTCTATGTCAAAATACTGCTAAAAATGCAGGTAATGCTACTACTGCTAGACAGACTCGTTCTTTCGAAGCGTGGATCACTACTAACAAAAGTAGAGGTACAGGCGGAGCTGACGGATCTGCTTCTGCGGCGGCTACTGATGCGGCTACAGGAAACAGAAGGGCATTAACCGAAACGCTTTTGAAAGGTGTTTTGCAGTCTATGTTCACTAACGGAGCTGAACCTAAAATGGCTATAGCCGGTCCGGTAAATAAAGGAGTTATCTCTGGTTTTACAGGCCGAAGCAATACTAGACAAAATGTATCTGCTGATACAGTAAGTGCTAGTATTTCAGTCTATGCTTCCGATTTTGGAGAGTTACAAATCGTACCTTCAAACAGAAGCAGAGATAGATCTTTGTTATTAGTAGATCCTGAGTTTGCTAAAGTTTCTTATTTAAGAAATTTCCAAACAATGGATATTGCTAAAATCGGAGATGCTGATACAAAAATGATCTTAGCTGAGTACGGCTTAGAAATGAGCAACGAAGCGGCACACGGAATTGTAGCCGACTTAACTGCTTAATAATTTGTAGGCAACAAATATTGGGGGAGCTTATGCTCCCCCTTATTTAAAAATGGCTAAGACAACTCTTATAAATCACGAAACAGGTTATTCATCTTCTTTTGTAACAGAAGATAACAAATCAATAATTCATTCTGTTCAAGATGTTAAAAAAGTTATTAACCATGCAAAATATTTATCAGAACAAAAAGCACAAAAAGATTTTCGTCATGTTGCAGAAATCCCCAAAGTTATCTGGGAAAAAGCTATACTAGAGGGGTGGGCCAATGACCAAGCTAAATGGAAAGAATGGCTTAACAACAAAGACAACGAATGTTTTAGGACATGGAAAGGTAAGATATGACTTATGACGAAATAAAAACAAAAGTAGCAGAATACTTAAATAGAACTGATTTGACTTCTCAAATGGATATGTTCATAGATCTTACTGAGTCTGATATAAACAAAGTTATTAAACACCAGGATCTTATAAAAAGAGCTAACGCTGTCGCAGAAACACAGTACACACAATTACCTAGTGATTGGTCTAGGGTTATAAATGTTGAATTAAACACTTCCGATCACACTACTTTATTACAACAATCTACAGAGTCTTTAGATTTAAAAAGAACTTCTATAGATAATGTATCTGGAAGACCAGAATATTTTGCAATTACCGATAATGCTATAGAACTTTGTCCCACACCAGACACAAATTATGAGTTACAATTAACATATTATGCAAACATACCGGAGCTAAGCTCAACTAATACAACAAATGTTGTTAGTGATAAGTTTCCAGATGTTTATATATATGGGTGTTGCAAACACGCTTCTGTTTTTTTAATGGAAGATGAAAGAATAGGAATGTTCCAAACTCTTTTTGACAAAGCATTAGAAGAAGTAAGGTTGCAACAAGAAAGAGCTTCTTTTGGAGTAGGTTCGCTTATACCAAGAAGAAAAAAATATGGTAAAGCAAAAAAACAAACATATTATTTTAAAAACTAGAAGGTATTATTATGGCATTTAGTGATTATTTAGAAGACAAAGTTTTAGAGCATGTATTTGGCGGCAACGCTTTTACAGCTCCTTCTACTTTGTATGTAGCTTTATTTACTGTTGCTCCTTCTGATACCGGCGGTGGCACAGAAGTTTCTGGTGGAGCTTACGCTAGGCAAACTGCTACTTTTAATGTATCTGGTACAAATCCTACCGAAGCTAGTAATGTTGCTTCTGTAGAATATCCAACTGCGACAGCTAGTTATGGAACAGTATTAGCTGTAGGAGTTTTTGATGCGTCAAGCGGTGGCAATTTATTAGCTTATTCAACTTTAACAACTAACAAAACTATTGATACAGGAGATGTATTCCGTATAAACGCCGGAGATCTTGACATCAGACTAGCATAACATCATGGCCACAATCGGCTATAACGAAGGTTATTACAGCAGATCAAAATGGAATGACTTAGCTTTTCAAGCTAGAGCTACTATTACTGCTGTTAGCTCTGCACAAGCTCAAGGATCTATAGTAATTTCTGCCGCTAGTGTTATTAGTGCTGTTTCTGATGCTAGTGTTATAGGTACAAAAATCTTTTTAGGATCTGCTCTTGTTGAAGCAAACTCTCAATTTATTTCTGCCGGACAAAGATTTAGAACATCAACTGTTAGTATAGAAGCTGTTGCTTCTGTTCATGCACACCCAACTTGTATTTATTTAGGAAGTAGCATTATAACTGCTGTTTCGTCTGCAATTGCTGTTGGAAGTATTGTAAAAACAGGAGCTTGTATTATTAACGCTGTCAGTAGTTTTACAGCTACCGGTAGGTTAAAATGGGAACCAGAAACTTTAACAACTGAAACATGGACTGAACAAGTAATACCTACTGAGTCTTGGACTCCGGTAAATATTTCTTCTGAAACATGGACCGAGCAGGATTGATATGGCAGATACACAGACTACCAACTTAAATTTAATAAAACCAGAACCAGGAGCGGCGGAAAATACTTGGGGAATTTCGCTAAACTCTAACTTAGACGATATAGACGCAATATTTGCTTCTGGCGGAACAGAAGTAAATATGAGATTTAATTCTGCTAATTTTGATGATAGTAAACAAATTAATTTTGGAACAAATGATGATGCCAATATAAGGCATGACGGAAACAACACTAAATTTACACATACCGGAACAGGTGGTTTGTATATTGCGGCAGATACTTTTTGTTTGCAAAACGGAACGCATGATGAAAATTTTATCTGTATGGCCGACAATGGAGCAGTAGATTTATATTACGATAATGTTAAAAAATTAGAAACTACTGCAAATGGAGTAACGATCTCAGGAGATATGGTTTTAAATGGGACCGACTCAATTAAAGTTTCTGCCGGAACTACAGCTCAAAGAAACGGATCTCCTGTTAATGGAATGTTTAGATACAACACCACGACAAATGAATTTGAAGGTTATCAAAACAATGCTTGGGGAGCTATCGGCGGTGGTGGAACTACTGTTAATAATAATGCTGATAACAGAATAATTACCGGAAGCTCAACGGCAGATACTTTAGAAGCTGAAACAGATTTGACCTATACAGGCGGATCTGGAAGTGTTGGCACTTTAGAAAAATTAAGCAGTCATTTAGAGTTAAAAGCGGCAAATGAATTAATGCTTAATGCAGGTAGCGACGGCACTATAAATTTTCAAGATGCGGGATCTACTTATGCAAGATTAATACAAGACTCTAATTCAGATGTAATATTTAGCCAAATAACATCAGATAAAGATATTATATTTAAAGGTGTGGACGGATCTGCGACTATTACTGCTCTTACTCTTGATATGTCTGAAGCAGGAAAAGCTATATTTAAAAGTAATGAAATTGAGTTTGACAATAGTACCAACAGCACACAAGTAGCAACGATAGCTATTAACGATCCTGGAAATAACGCTGGTAAGTATTTAAGATTAAAAGGACATTCTGCTGTAAGACTAGAAGGCAATCAAATTGAATTTTATGATAATAGTGGCCCTTTACATTTGCTTGTAAGCGGTGGTGTAAGCGGTACAAGTCCGGCTTTTTCTGCTACAGCGGCGAGTAATACAAATTTTACTTTTAAAACAAGCTCAGGCGGTAGTCAAACTATAGCTTTTACCATAGCGTCTAGTGGCATTACTGCTAGTGGAAATGTTACAGCTTTTTCAGATGTAAGACTTAAAGATGATATTAAAACTATAGAAGGCGGTTTAGAGATTGTTGAAAAACTTAGAGGGGTTACATACAAAAGAAAAGACACAGAAAAAAATAAAGAAAATATTGGAGTTATAGCACAAGAAGTAGAAGAAATTTTGCCGCAGATTGTTAATACAGCAGATGATGAAATGGGTACTAAGTCTGTAGATTATGGAAAAATTACTTCGGTTTTAATAGAAGCAGTTAAAGAGCTATCAGCTAGAGTAAAAGAATTAGAAGGTAAATAATGGCTTTACCAGGATCTGGAACAATAAGTTTAAATCAGCTTCATGTTGAAGCAGGGGGATCTTCTGGAGCGACTTGTACAATGAATGATGCAGACATACGAGATATAGGGGATTTTTCTGCTAATACTGCAAGAGGATTAAATGCTTGGTATGGCAAAAAAGCCAAATGGATTATAACTATGTCCACAGGACAAACTACTGTAAGCACAGCAGGAAGTGATTATGTAGCCGCTAATACAGAAAGATATAGGGGATATAATAGTGTAAATGGTACAAGACCCGGAGCTACTCAGACTTATGGCTCTATGAATGACTATCAAGATGCAGACTATTTAAACAACAAAACTATATATGCTTTTGCTGTTAATGGAAGCTCGTCTGTAGCTCAACCTGCTTCAACTATAATGATTTTACAATGTGCTGACGGATGTGCAAATACAAACGCCGCTTTTTTAAAAGTCAAAGTTAATAGCTCTACTTACAACAGAAGTGATGCGACTTATTCCGAGATATCTCTTTTTGAACAATGGAATTGGAGCTTAGGAACGCAAACTGTACCTAACAATACAACAGGAGCAATATCTCCTATGTCTGCTCCTAGCTCAAGCACTACTATAACTTTTATAGGACAGTAATGAGTAAGATAGAACTAGAACAATTTGTTAAGGTTCAAGGACAAACTAGAAAAGATTATTCTGTAGATGTAGCAATTAATAATGATGTTGATGAAGATAATAAACCTTTTCAAAGATTATCTATGTGGGTTACTGATCCGGTAAGCAAAGAAGATGTAAGATTTGAATGGAATAAAACAGATAGTGCTTTGGCTTTAACTAAAGAAAATGATAAATGTTATATAGACACAGATGCAGTTATTTATTATCAAAAAAATTGGGAAGTAGAAGTTTATAAAAACTTCTTAAATAACTCTACTTTGGTTCCGCCTGATCCAGAATTAGATGATTATAATATTAAGAAAAATATGGCCGTTCC